CAGAGCGTCCTTTTTCCAGAGACTTCTGTGATGGTTGAATCTGTGTTTGCTGTGTCATGATATGTCTTCTATCCTGATAACGTACTTGTTTGTCTTTGCTGACTTACGCCAGCCGTGAACTTCTATTCTGATACCAGCATCTCTGACGAGTGCTAGTGTGTCAGAAGCCATGATTTTCTTTATCCTGTCGCTGACAGCGGAGGCTGTGACCTGTACTGCCAGGACTTCTCCTTTACGGATGGCAAGGATATCGCACCACCCCCACAGGTCTTTACGCTGTTTGGTAAAGCTGTTCCACTTCTCCACCACCTCGCAGTGGTAGCCCTGCTCACGCAGGTAAGCTAGAGAACGCTGTGTGGGTGATGTCTTTGTCGCCATAGAAGGTGGACCTACTCGCTGCGTCTGTGTTTCATTTCACTGCACGCCACAGCATCCGCTTTCAGTCCGTTTTAACTAGAACGGGATGTCCGAGTCCTTAGCCTTGTACGCAAAATCATTGTCTTTGCGTTGGTAGCCAGATCGTACTTCTCTGGGTGTTTCCTTCTGCTTCTTGCTCCAGTTGTCTTCAGCAAGAGACAGGAGGTTGTAGCCCATACTTGTAGGCTTTTCCCAGGCGCTAACCTTGAGCTTCTCACCGGCTTTGTAGTCCATCTCTAGGACTAAGTAGCCTTTGTAGTCTGGTCCTCGCTCGCTCTTACGCTTGGCTTTCTCTTCGTAAAACATGACGCCTTTTCCGGGCATCTCTCTATGTTCAGCCATCACTTTCCTTTCATGGTTGATAGTGGTATCTGGCAAAGACCGACCCACCTTGACTAACATTTTCTGTAAAGATTCGATGTCCCTGGCGTCTAAGGACTTCGATATGTGCTGCAAGCCTTGTGTCCCTGTAAAGCTCATAAGACTGCTTCTGTGTCAGCGGTCCTACTTCTCGGAGGTGTCCGAGAATTCTGGATCGCTTAGTAGCGAATCCATATCTGACAGGGACTTCTGGGGCTTTGGGCTGGACGGCCCTCCTGCCTTGACCATCTCCCCTTTCAGCTTGATCTTGTAGAGGCTGCTAAAACCCTCTACAACCTCTTTATTTGCTTCATGAAGGGCTAGGTACTTGCCGTCCTTCTCAGGCGCTGTGAGCTTGCCAGATGAGGCTATACGCGATACCAGACCACAGTAGGCTGCAATCCAATCGTCTTCTGCGTGGAGTCTGTTGTAAGGCTTGTCATTGCCGGGAACGTAGAGAGGGAAAGCCCCGTCAGGTTCTTCCACGACGACAGGCTGTACATCTACCCGCTCTGCCGTACCCATGTCTACAGGCTTAGCAGGAGTAAAGTCTTGTACTTCTTCCGGGGTGTAGACACCTACGACTACACCAGGATAGACAGCGCGGATACCTTCTGACAGAACCCTGGCCCTGAGCATTGCTCGGGGGTAGTTACGCCAGTTGTCTTTGTTGGCAATACCTATCGACTTGGCTTGCTGGATAGTCCATGTCACTTCTAGGCTACCACCAGCAGGATGAGAGAACAGTCCTGTGACTTGTTCGTCTGTGTAAGTCTTCCAGTCAACCTTGCCACCAGCGGCTTGGAACCTTGCAAGCATTGCGTCTGCTTTCAGGGCAGGACGACCCTGGATGACATGGTAGTCACGCATAGCCACTGCTGGATGCAGGTTCTCTGCTTGGCAAAGAAGCATGATAGACATAGCTTCTTCTGGTGTTTTAAACCCGAACAGCTTTGACTTGGCAGCTACTAGGCCCATGTTCTCAATCTCTGAGAAGGGTACGATGTTGCTCATTTTTCACTCCTTGCTTTCAACATGGCATCGGCGATAACGTAAGCCTGCTCGGCGTCAATCGGGTATTGCTTGGAGTCGGCTCCATGCCCAATCAACGCCTGCATCGCCTTAGCCGCGAAGTAGTCGCGCAAGGTCATGCCGCCTTTCATACGCGTGACGTTTTTGTCGATGAAGTACTGAGGAAACGCTGTACCGCCTGTGTTTGTAGTCATGTGAACCTCACTTGATAAGAAATTTACGTGGGCCAGGAACCTCACGCATAAACTGTTTGTAGATGTCAGGCATAGACTGCTGGAAGAGCTTGCTGTCGAACTTGACGCTAGCCTTGTCGTTCTTCCAGGTAGCTAGCACGTTACCAGCGATGTCAACGAGAGCAGACTTGTCCTGCATCCGGGCCTGTATAGCAGCTTTGAGCTTGTCCTCTGCTGTCTCTAACTGCTTCCTCTCATGATTGATACGAAATAGTTGAGTAGCTAGTTCTTCCAGAGTGCTGTCAGCAACCACTGTTGTCTCTGGTGTAGACGTAGGAAAGAGGAGCTTGGCTTCTTCTGACGACTGTGGTGGTAGAGGAGTCCTGCTCTGCACTGCTGCCCAGTAAACAGCCATCTGCTTTATCAGGTCTTCTTTCTGTTGGTCAGTGATGTAGAAAGGGCAGAGGAAGAATTCTTGACCACCGAATAGGACAGCCAGATAAATCTTCCCAACACCGAACACCGCAGCCTCATGGATGAGCTGAGCCATATCAGATACAGGAATGATGCCAGTCTCTGCGTCGAACTTGCAACGTACAGCAGCGTTGTAGTTCTTGCATTCGACAAGAATCGTCTGACCATTTTCAACTCCCGCAAAGTCGAAGTGGGACCTGAGCCATGACTCTTTAGGGTGAGTCCTGAACTCTTCTACCTTTGTTAGCTGTACGTTCAGACGCTGCTCAGCCAGGCGTCCTATCACTGGCTCCATCACATGGCCCATCTGCACTGCCTCTACGTCAGACAGATCTGGTACTTCCATCATGTCGAGCTTCTGAAGTATTGCTTCGTTAGCTTTGCCGTTAGCGGCTTTCCTGGTGTCTCCTGACCACCATGCCTGCTTGCGTACGCTATGGTCAAAATCAGACATTGCCGTCCTCCTCCTTAGCTACCCAGTACTTGCCTTCAGGACCGCAGTAGGACGCGCCAGGAGGGGCTAGGTGCGTTCGCACGACCCTTGCCCACTGCCACCTACGTCCACCGTCATACGAGCCCGTTACAGGGTCTCTAGACCCATCTACACGGCTGCACTGTCCCAGGTCGGGCCGGTGTTGTAGTCCGTCTTGCAGGACAAAGTTGGCACAGTTGATACAAAATTTCATGGAAACCTCCATACAAAGTTAGGATGAGGAGAAGATTAGATGATTAGATGATTGTTGTCAAGTGTTTTTTTCTCCTTTCGTTCTTGCTCGGATTGCTTGCGGAACTCCGGTCACGGCTTGCGTATAAAACCTGAGCATATCCTCTGCTACCTGGGCACACGCCTCGCGCTCATCTGCAACCTCTTGCAGCATCTGGCTAAACGGCACGAACTTGTGTCGGCAATCAACGCAAGACCACATGGCTGGCTCACCATCTTCATGCCGCCACGTTTGAATGACTGGATGTTTGCAGGTCATTCCTGCCCCCTTGCTCTGATGGCGGCGTCGTAGTCAGCCTGCGACTTAAACCATGTTGCCGCGCTCATTTGCAAGATTGCCTCACGCTCATCAGCACGGACAAGAGCGGCAAAGCGTTCAAGCGACTCGGCAGACATCACGTAGTCAACGTCACGGTTTTTGAACTGCTGCGACCATGCACCTGTTTCACGCGCCATGCGGATGATGTTCATTCTTGCCCCCTTGCTCTGATCGCGTCAGCGCAATCGTCACCAACAAGTTCTGCGTGTTTTCCCATATCTGTTCCTCTGTACTGTTCCAAAACTTCCTCGCACAACTTCGCACACGCCTCGCGCTCGGCAGTGGCGACAAGGGCGGCAAAGCGTTCAAGCTGGTCAAGGTTGCTCACCTCTCCTGTGCGGTAGTAGTACGGCAGCTTGGCCTCCCGCGCCATTGCAATAATGTCGTCTCGGGTCATGGTAGGTCACCTGTTGCTATCAACGCTAGAGTGAGGATGTTCGGGGGCAAGGACTGTCCGTCTTTCACGGAGTCCAGTAGTCTGTTCGCTGTTGATCTGTCGTAATACGGCTTGCTCGCGGATATGCCCGAGCATCGGTCTAGTGTCTAGTCAGCCGTCCCTGAACCTGTCCCCTATTAA